TTAAGGAACTCGTCGGCATTTGCTTTTCGTTGTGCATCGTTTTTCTCCATGGTGTCGTCGTCGCCCTGATATTTCTCGAGCTTGTTGTCGAGCGTGCGAATCGCAATGCCGAGCGAGTTGGCGGTTGCGGTTTTGTTACCTCGGAAATGCCTGTAGGCGGCCAAGATCACTTGTCGTTCAATCGTCTCGAGCGTGATGCCCGGCGACCAGTTGACCATATTGTTATTCATTGAATTTACCTCCGTGTTTTTGATACCACCAAACTACAAACTGCCATTTGCCCGAGTGACCTGCGGCTTGAGCCGCCTCTTCGGCGCGCTTCCAAAGTCCCGCATCGAGGGGATGTTTGAAAAACTCTTCGCGACGATAGTCAATCCAACCTTCGCCGCCGTCGGCCGCATAGCTCGCTCTATCGAACGCGCCCGAGTTCTTGACCTTTACCGCTTGCGCTCTTTCCAAAGCTTGAAGCGGGGTAAAGACCTTGAGCGTGTTCGGGACCTTCGCTTGCTTTGGCGTGCGAGGTTTCGGAGCTGCGGGCACTTTCGCTTTCACGATTTCCGCCGACTCGTTGTCCTCTTCGTCATCGCCTGCGCCCGGAAGCTTTTCGTCGACGACGTCTTCGCCTGAAAGCGTGTCGGCAATGTCCGGGTCATCGGGGTTCAGTTGGTCGCCCGAGTTGTCGAGCGTGATTGAGAGGAGCGCGTCTTTGTTGCAACCTTCTCTAAACTCGTGGCGCGTGATTTCGGCCGCTTGCTTGGCTTGTAGGAGTCGCGTGAACTTTTGCGTCTTTACGTTCTCCTCTTGCTCGGCCGATAGAATCCGAAGGGGTTTAAAGTTGATGCGCAAATCATCCGGGACCATACCAAAAAGCTTTTGGCATTTGATTTCGATCATGCGGAGCAAGTGCCATTTCACTTTCGAGCGCACTTCCGATTCGACCATTGCGTTGTAGACTTCGATGTCGTCTTCGCCCGAGTTGAACCCGGCCGATGAAATCCCGAAGAGCTTCGTTTGCGGCATACGCATGTCGCTTGCGACTTGCATTCGGATTCCGCCCATCGCTTCGGCGAGACCTGCGAACGACAATTGCTTGTGGTCGAAGTCGTCCTCGCTGTCCATGACGACGGCGTTCTGATAGTTCTTTTGCCAATTCGCCAATTGAATGCGGCGGCGTACTTGGTCTTCGCCTGCGGCCGTCATGAGCGTGTTGGTCAAGTTCTTGATCTTGTAAACGTCGAGCTTAAATTCGTCTAAGACCTCGAAGCCAAGATCGGTGCCTTTCAAGTATTGATTGATTGAGCGCACGAGTTTCTCGACGACCGAATAGCCCCAACCGCGAAGGCGCGGGCGAATGAAGCTCGGTGCGTTCAATCCGTTTAAGCGGAACACGCGGGATTTATGAAGTTGCGTGCCGTAGTACGAATAGAACTCATCGTCTTCATTGTCTTCAATTGAAGGTCCCGGCCCTTCGGTGTTCTCGATGTCGAAGTAAAGCTCCCACATGTCGACAGCTCTAAACTCGAGCGGCGTGTCCTCGCCGATTGCTTTCATATCGAGCGGAGTCATCGGGTCTTGATCGGTGATGACGATGATTCCGGCCCCACCAAATAAACGGTTCCATTTGGTTGCCTGCGCCGCCGCTTCGTAGTCTTCGTCGCGCTCGAGCGATATTTGCAGCTCGTCGATTTGGTCTTCGTCGAGTTGCTTGGACTTGATTTCTACGCCGCCCCGGAATGCATCGTCGGTGGGCACGTCAACGATTGTCTGAACGATGCCGATTTCAACGTAAAGCTCCGAGAGAACTTGGCGGAAGTTCGAGACCAAATACCAACGAAGGTTTTTGAATATGGTGTTTACGTTCGAGAGTTGCTCGGTGCCGATTGCGCCTTGGTTGAACGGAAAGCCTGCGCCCGCGCCGTAACCGACTGCCGCACCTAAACCGTTCTGATAGGGTTGCGCTTGCGGCGCATTCTCGATCTTAGCAAGGGCTTTTGCCGCGTCTTGCACGACTCCCTTAGCCTTTGGCGTGATGCGCGCGTTCGTCCTTCGCGCTTTGGTTGGTTGCTTCGTTGCCATGTTGTTGAACCTCGTTTCAGTTTTAAAAGTTTACTTTTACAATACGTCCAAGATCGAAGAGCCCCCGCTCAACTCGTTGAATGCTCCCGACAATGTATCGACAATGTCATCGTGCTTGCCGTCCGGGAAGTTTTCAAGCTCCGTGAAAAAGTCTTCGTTCCAAGGCGCCCGAATGACCTTAATGTTGCGCCCTTCGCATTGCGACGAAACGGGCTTGGCGCGCACGACCTTGTTCTGCGTCGGCTTCGCTATTTCTACGTGAAACCCTTGGAGCATTTTGCGAAAGGCGGCGGCGTCGGCGACACCGGCCGAGCCGGGGTCTTGCTCGCCCCAAACCGTGCAAGTGCGGCCGTCATGACTCGCCGTGGTCTTTACCAACACTTCGACCTCGGCGGGCGTTCCGCGAATCGACCGAAGGTCGGCTACGACATACGAGCCGTCGGGATATTTGAGAAGTTTCAGTCCACGAGTCCAATCGGGGTCGGGGCTTGCCTCACTGACTTTCGTTGCGGCTCTATCCCAATAGCGCACTTGTCCAATGAAGCCGGAAGGGATTGCATCAATGACCGGAAACCAATCGCGCTGAAACATTGAACCGGCCGTGACCCGCACGTTCCAGTTACCGCCAAGCAAACGTAGCCGATCAACACGAGGCAAAGCCATAAGGTTTGCAAGATAAGCCGGGTCTTTTTTAAGCAGAATCTTGTTGTCATAAACCGTCGATGAAATAAACGTCACTGATTTAGGTTGAATTTCCGGGCCGTTCCCGTACTCCGCATGAACCGCCTCTTTGGAATCGAACCACATGATTTTGTCGTCCATGCGGAGAAACCAACGAATCACGCCCGAGCGTTCTTTGATAGCGTAGCCGTCTTTCCCTATCCACCAATCAATAAACTTTCGAACCCATGAGTCCGGGTCGGGGTTGCAGGTTGCGCGCATGTAGCCGGGCACGCCCGACATCGAGCGGTTACGGGACATGAGGTAGAAAAATTGTTGCTCCGAGAAATGGGTCAGCTCATCGAACCCGATGAATGGAATCTGCGAGCCTTGATAGTCGAGAACCGTCGACTCGTGTTCCAAGTGCGCGAACTTCATTGTCATGCGCGATGGGAAAACCCATTCAAGCCGCGCCTCTTTCGGTTGCGCGCCGAAGAGCGAATAGAGTTTCATCGACTCGTCCCAAAGGCCGCCCTTGTTGCGAACTTGCGTTGTGTTTTTCCGGAATACAACGCCGCCGAATTCTTTGTTTTGGTGATGACGTAAAGGCTCGACGAGTAGGCCAAACGTTTTGCCGCCGCCTGCGGCCCCGCCATAAATGGCGATGTCCGCTTCGGTCGACAAGAAAACTGTTTGCGGCCCCTCTTGCGGTTGGAGCCTAACTATCTCTATGTTCTCCGCTGCGCTCATTCTTTGCTTGTTCCAATGCTGATTTCATCTTGTTGAGTTGGGCTTCGAGTTTCGGGATGAGAAGGTCTAAACAATTCGGGCACGTCACTCTGAACTGAACGGAAGTGAATGGCGCGACCGTTCCATAGTCGTATTTAAATACAACCCATTCGCCCGTGCAAAGTTGCTTGTAGCGCGCGTTTCTATCGGGCGAGCTGTAACGCGGAATCTTGCGCGTTTTGTAAAGGCAAATGGTTTCCATTTTACCAATCACCGACCGTGACCGGAATAGCTTTCGGGTCGGTCTTTACCGAAGGGCTCCAATGCCCTTTGTCGTCCTTGGTCCAAAACTCATGCGCGACAAGTTCAGCGTCAAAGCCGGGTCCGTCCCAACCTTCGGCCGCCCATGCGCGGTTGAATGTCTCAAGGTCGTGATGCCCTTCTAAGATTGAAATGACCGGGTCATCGGCTCCGAGCGTTTGCGTCTTCATTTGGTGTCGTCCTTTTTCGCTTCACGGCCATTCGCAGGCATCGTCAATACAACATGCACGTTGGTCGGCGGCAGTTCGAAATCGCTCTTGACCCAACCGTATGATTTGCCGATGAGTTCGAGCGCCGCTTGCTTCGAGTGAAGCTCGATGCCGATTCCGTTTTTGGTTTCTTTGATCGACTTGATTGCGTGGCCGAGGCCGGGCGCGCGGTCTTTAGTTGTGACCGGAACGGCGGTCAAGACTTGATACGCCTTGCCCTTGCGGCCATTGAATATTGGGCGCGGCCCGATAGTTATAAAGTCGTCGATGTTCGCGAATGCAATCCGGCTCAACTCTTCGAGCCAACGGTCTTTCGTTATGCCGACGGCCGCCGCGCGCTTTTCAGCGTCGGCTATGCGGGCGTCCATTCCTTTTTTGATCGCTGCGGCGATGTCTGGCTTTGCTAGGAGCTTGGACCCCTCAACCCGCGCGGTCTTGGCCGTGCAAGTAGGCTTCATCACACGATAAGCGCGTGAGGCGTTTTGGTCGACAAGGTATTCCTTGACAAAGATGACGTGTTTTGAATTTAGTGCCATGGCCTCAAAGTATGAAGCGTAGGCCTTTCACATGTCCAGTAGTTTTTACCGGGAATATTTGCGGGGTCGATGAACCGGGACTTTCATCCCGGCGTTTGTGACGGTAAATACCTATCGAATCACGACATTCTTGGGCGGAACATAGTTTGACCCGGCGTAACGTAACCATGCGGACAAGTTGCCGCCTGCGTGCTTTTTCGCCTTCGCATTGAGCACCTTGCGGTCTTTACCGGATACCTTGAGGTTCATAAGCGGCAACGCTTTGGACTTCGAAGCCTTCTTAGATTTACGAACCGATTTCTTTTTTGCCATTTCAGTCTCCTCGAAATATTAAAGCTGCCCGAAATTTAGTCTTGTTTCAACTGCGAATTTTCTGCCGGTCGCTTTGTCAGTAACTCGAACAACCTTTCAACGATAGCGAAGGCCGCCGGGTCGTGCGATAGCTCCATGTAGGCCACGCCGAATCTTTGCGCCAAGAAATCACGAATGCCCCAATAGATTGTCTCGCGGACTTTGTCATTGGTTCCGTGAGGACAATAGAGGAGAATCACTTCGTCTAAATTGCGAGGCGTCCCGCCGGTCGAGACATGCACGAAAGAATCAACTTTGCTCATTTGGATTTCCCTTTCACGAGTTTTCGTAAACGTCGGAGTCCCTTTAAAGCCTTATGACATTTCAGTTTAGTCGCAGCGTCGCCGCTCGTGACGACAATCACGCCGAGCACGAGCGTTACCGTTTGATAGTCCACCATTGTGAACTGCGCTTGTTCGAAGACGTCGCCGCGCGCTTTGCGCTTTCGAGCGCCCGTGTCTATAGTTACGCGGCCCTTTGATCTTGAGCCAAGGTTGCCCGTCGGATGTCTTATGATATAAGACCGCATCGCTCGTCCGGCCTCGGCACGCGAGCCGAAACCCGTTCGCACGTAGTTGTGAAATCCGCGTCGCATGACCGTGAACTCGTAGACGCGTTTCATTTTCGTTTCTTCTTTCGATTCGGATTCTTTGAGCATTCGTTCTCAAACCACGCCATGAACCGACGACGCTCAAGCGAGGACAAATGCCAAGTGAACGGCCGAATCAACTCGAGGGCCTTCGAAATGTCAGCGTGCGGCTTTTTGACTTTCATGGCCGCGAGAATGTTTTGTCGATGCCCGCGAACAACTATCTTTGCGGCTTCGTACTCTTTGCGTTCGAGTTCCGTCGGCTCCCATGTGGACTCGACTTCTTTCGGTTTCAACTTCAAAGTGTCGTTGACCATTTCGTAGACCGAGCCGAACCAAACGCCTTTGATGCCTTTGAATAGATGCTCTTCTCCGCGTTTCTCTTTGAAGAGCTGAACGACTTTTCCGGTAAAGTTGACTCGCTCGCCGTGATACATGATTTGCTTTTTCATTTCCTGCCCCATGTATTCGTAAAATCCTTTCGTCGCTTGCGACAACCGCCGCAGTAAAGACCGTCTTTCGGCGCGTGCTTATTGCAACCGGGAGTCACGCAAGGCTTAGGCGGCGGTTGCGGTCGGCGTTCCGGGAACAACTTAAACTCAAGCTCTTCGACTTTCATTTCCAATTCGCCGAGACGTCTCAAAACCGATTCTTTGAATTCGTCGTCCATATAGTTCTTTCCGGCGAAGCCAAAAGTATTTACTGCAACTCGGACCTTGGTCTATAAACTCTGAAACTTATTCGTCGAGCGGTTGAAGCCGTTGCCGCAAGCCATGAACTTATAGACTTGGGCGACGCCCGTGATTGTCATGGTGACCTGAACGCATGAGCTTTTGGCAAAGCATCCAGGACCATTGGGTTGCGAACAAATCGGAGTCGAAGTGTTCTGCGTTCCGTTTTGCAAGATGCCGATGCTTCCCGTAGCGATGCGGTCATTGGTCACGGTGATGTTCGTGATGCGAGCCGCAGGATTGCCGCCCGTGAATGTCGCTGCAAGATCAAGCTGACCGATGTCCGTGCCCAAATTGCCGCCCGTGCAAAAGACGTGAGGCGAAGACTTCACGCAATTGAAGTCACCGGCTACGACAACCGGGGGAGTTACAGGCGGCGGGTCTACGATAGTGCCGGGGTCTGCAACATCGACCGGCTCGTCGGCCGGGTCATCGGGTAGTGCGGGGTCGACAGGTAGCGACGGCTCATCGGGAAGTGTTGGGTCAACGGTTGGCGCTGTCGCAACGCTTGCGTCTCCGCTGCCCGATTCGTTACAAGCCGTGAGAGTCAAGACCATGAGAAGTGCAATTAAGAGTTTCATTATATTTTCTCCGGTTGAAAGAATTTACCTTTAAGGTAGTTGAAATGGCCCATCGCCTCTTGCTTGGTCCAGAGGTCGGAAACTGATTTGTCTTCTAGAAGAGTCGAATCGGTGAGAATGACATCGTAGCGATGCACGAGCTTGGGCTTGCCCATTTTCGATTTCGGAGCACGCGAAATAGTATTCATGACTATTTGCAATTTGCGGCTACCGTCGATCTTTACGATTTCTTTGATGACTGTCTTGACCATACAAACCTCGCTTTACTGAATACAGTATAGCGCAGTTCGTCGGTAAAGACCACGTCTTTACCGATATAACTTTAAACTTATATGCCCTAGTAGAAGTCGGCTACGGGCTTCGCCTTTTTCGTCACTGTCTTTTTCTTAGACACTCGTTCGGCTTTCGTCTTGGCATCGTGACAATTTTTGCAAAGCGCCTGTAGTCCTTTCGAGGGCACGAACATGCGCGTGATGAACCCGGCATCTAAATCGCCGACGTTTACGACGTGGTCAATGTAAACCTTCGGAAACCTCTTGCCCTTGCAAGATTTGCTTTCGCATCTAGAGTAACCATTCGGCAGCGCCACGCGGTCGACGCAAATCTTTCGAGCCTGCGATTGATGCCAAACATCGCGTAGAGCTGACCGAATCCGTTGGGTCAAATGCGGCCCAAGCCCGTCAATTTTCCGAGCGGCCTTTTTGGCCTTTTTGGCCTCTTCGGCCTTGACCCGTGCCTGCAATTTACGCAGCTCCTTTGCGCTCACGCTCACCATTTTCAAATTTCCCATTTTCGCCCCTCATGCATAAAATTTCCCGATATTTTGTCACGAACCACGCGGACGCACCGCGAGCCCGTTTCGCCCGAACCGCTAGCAATCATTAATGAAACCCCCTGTTTCGAACGGCGAACCGCGAACCGCCTACATTCCTTTGGCCAAAGCCCCATATTACCCCCACTACATGCATATTTATGCATCCACTACAGTAGTAAAAAGGTAACCTACTAAGAGAAGTCGTGGTTCCGCAGTTCGTCTTGACCTAAACGCTCAATTTTATTGGTGTTATCTACGAACCGCGAGCCGTGGTTCGTCGCGGTTCCTCGCGGTTCGTATGTTTCGCCATTGCGAGCGGCGCCGGGCGAAACAAAATCACGAGTTGCGCGCCACATTTTGCGCCTTTGACCCGACCCCTCTTGGAACTTTTCGAAGCCCAAAAGCTTCAAGCAACGCGTGATGCGATGAACGTCCGTTGGTGACATGCGGTGCGCGCCGAGCGTCTCTAATTTCTTCGCGACCTCGCGGAGTTCGAAGCCGCCGCGCGGGAACGTTTCGAGGTTCACAATGTCCCGAACGGTCGAAAGCCATTCGTCGCTTTGCATTCGTGACGCTTGTTCCGTCACCGCTTGCACTTCCGATTGTTCGTTGTCGAGCCAAAGAGGTTCTCCCAACCTATAGAACGCTAATGCTTCCGCAAACAGTTGAGCCCGCACTTCGGCAATGCCGTTGAAGTCGATCTTGCCCGTGGTCTTTACCGACCAAAAGCGGCGGTTGCCGGTCAAGTCTCGCAAGTACTCTTCACTGTTCGTGGTCCCTAAGACCACGCACTGTCTTGGATGCTCTTCGATGCGCTTGCCGTAGGGCGCGCGAATGCGGTCAACTTGTTGCGAAATGAAGGACTTAAACGTTTCGACTTCGGCTTTGTTCAAGGCACCGAGTTCGCCGACTTCAATCAACCATTTCGATTGCATCGTTAACACCGCGTCTTTGTCACCAATGGTCAAAGGTGCATCGGAGAACCAATCATCGCCCGCAAGTTTGCGGAGCAAGGTCGACTTGCCGGTCCCTTGGTTTCCTTCGAGAATAACAATTTGATCGAACTTGATTCCGGGCTTCATAACTCGGGCGACCATGGCGACCAAAAGCTTTCGCGACACGTCCGACAAATACGGTTCGGGTCCGACTGCGCCCGCGTAGTCTTTGAGCCAAGTGTCGATGCGGGATTCGCCGTCCCATTCGAGCGAGCGAAGCCAATTGCGCACCGGATGATAGCGGTTAAGATCGGCGATTTGCATCAACGCCGTGTTGATTGTATGGTCGCCGAATTCGATTCCGAACCCATCGACGCAAAAGAACTTGATGCGGACGATGTCGATGTCGACGATAGCGTCGCCCTTCTTAGAGCGCCAAGGCGTGTTCGTGAGGTAGTAGTCATTGGCCGCGAACTCATTGCGGCCAACAACCGCAGGCGTTCCGCAAGCGTGGGTCAAAATCGTTTTGCAGTTGTGAAGCGTGTTCTTATATTTGCCGTGCTCGGTGCGCTCCAAGTATTGGCGCCAATCGGATTCGTCTTCGACCTCTTCGGCTTGGGTCTTGGACGACTTCTCATCCAAAATCGTAACGGCCTCGATGGGCGGCGCTTCCCTGAACGCTTCGACCGCGCTGCGCTCTTGCATGACCTTCTTTAAAGTGTACTTCCAAACCCACGCCGCAGCACGAACCCGCGACGTCGTCTTGGCGTGGTCATAAGCGCACGCCCCTAAGAACGTCTTCGGGTCAGTGAGGACAGATAGGATTTCGTTTTTTGAAAGCCCCGCTGAAACAAGCGCCGTGCTAGCGACAAGTAAATAGCCCGAGCGGTCGGTGACACCTTGACCGTGCAAGATTGCTTGTCGAACTCTATCCGAAATTTGTAACCAATCAAGATCAACAACTTCAACTTCAAACCCGGCGCTGTCCACAGGTTCAGCGTTTCGTTCTTTGGCTTCACTCTTTGGTTTCTCCTCTTGCGTGGGGATTGGAAATTCGATCAAGGGCAATTCTTTAATGGCACGAGCCCATTGATAGGGCTTGCCCGAATCGGGATGAATCGACGGCGGCAATACGACTTGGCGCCCATCCGAGTAAAGACTGATTTCCCAAGCGGGGGCGAGGCGAATGCCCTCATTGATTTCTTTTTCGGTCAGCGTCGAGAGTTCCTTCTTTGAAGGTTTCTTCGACGGCATGGAGACCTTTACGATTTCGGTCGACTGCGCGGGATTCCAAGTCTTAAAGGGCTCTTTGGTAACACAATAATAATGGCGTGAGCCGTTACCGCGACCCGAAGTAACGGCGGGGCATTCTTTAATTTTCTCGCCCAAGAGCTTTCGTGCCGCTTGGACAGCTTCGCTGCGATGCCGAGAATCGACCGACTTGACATCAACATCCACGACGGCGAGGTATCCACCCGGCAGCTTGCTCGGTGTTCCGAGCCGGGTCCCAACGTTAAGACCATCAATGTAGGTTTCACTTAAGTAGCTCCATTCTTTGCGCGGCCCCGTTGTCCAACCGGATTCAATCGGGCGTTTTGATTTCGGATGTAGCCAATGAATCCCAAATCCCAATTTATATAGTCGCTCGGCTTCGAGGAGCGTAGGTGTTCTTTTCATCGGTCTTTACCCTTCGACTTCAAAATGGTTGTCGATCATGGTGTCGTAGGTCACGGCCCCGTTCGAGAGTTTTTTGATTTCGCGCATCTGTTCAGCTTTGGGCAGACAATGACCTCGACGCCAATGGCGAACGGTCGACTCATTAACGCCGAATTTTTTGGCAAGAGTTGCGACTCCCTCGCGGTCAATCCAGTCCTTTAAGCTTATTTTGGTCTTCAAATGATGCCCCCAAGTTGTAGAAAAGATTGGGAGAAAAGCTCCCCCAAGCTTTGACGTGATGCCGCTATTCGTTTTAGCGTTTGACAAAAGTTTCCATTAAAGTTTTTACTGGGGCAAGCAAAAAGTTATTTTAAGATTCACGCCGTAAAGCCGGTAAAGACCGCAAAGAGTAAAGACAGCAAAGAGGGGATTTTCGGGGGATGCTTCTCACTTATCGCAATGAACAATTCATCTTGGACAATGCAACCGAACGCATGAGTGCGAAGCTGCAAGTCAGTCCCGCGTGGGAGAAGACGTCGCCGTCTTCTTATGCGACGACTGATTTTCGGGCAGCGGTAAAGCTTCGTCGAGTAGCTGACCAAAGAGCGGAAAAGATATTTACCCGAGCCTTTGTTCAGTACTTCGACGCCCCGGCCGAACCGCTGCCTACCTTTTTAGATGCCCACCAAAAAGAAGGCGTGACTTGGGTCTTGACCCGCTCGCGCGCTTATCTTGCTCACGCCCCCGGCGCAGGCAAAACCCTCGAGGCAATCACGGCCGCGCAAAGATGTATCGGCGACGAGCAAGTTCTCTTTATAGTTCCGCCCACGCTGACCTTTAATTGGGCGCGTGAAATCATGAAATGGACGGACAAGATGGGCTGCTCCGACTACTTCCCGACAATCGCAATCATCCCGGAAACGACAGGTAAAGACGAGACGGGTTGGGGCGCCGAGTTCATCATTTGCCCGGACTCGATGCTTGCGAAACCTTGGGTCATCGACGGCCTGACCGAACTTAAATATAGATTGGTCGCGGTCGACGAAGCGAGCCGGTTCAAAGAGGCGACGTCATCGCGGACGATTGCGCTCTTCGGCGGCACCTACAAACTTAAAGGCCAAAAAGAAAAGATCATTTCTCTAGGCATCCCCCCGCGCGCACGTCATACAGTTCTACTCGACGGCTCGCCAATGCCGAACCGGCCTATGGAGCTTTGGGCGCCGGTCTACGCAATGGCGCCGGAAACAATCGACTTCATGTCGCAACAAGATTTCGGCTTTCACTACTGCGGCGCCCGGATGAACGACTATTTCAAATGGGAATTCAAGGGCGCTTCGGCGCAAGAGCTTTTGAAAACGAAGCTGCAAGAAAAGTTCATGCACGTCGTGACCGAAGAGCAACTGAATCATCCCGAGCGCAAGCGGTCGATGATATTCATGAACGAAGACGCGCGCTCTATCGAACATAAGACTTGGGAGCAAAAGCATTTGTCGGGCTTAAGCCTCGCCGACATAAGCGAAGACGAAAGCTCGGGCGACCTTGCAAGGTTTCGCCGTGAACTCGGACTCAACAAGGTGCCGTGGATTGCGAAGTATGTTCTCGAGCGAATAGCTTTAGGCGAATCGGTCTTGCTCTTTGCGTGGCATCGCGAGGTTTGTCTGCGCCTTCGCAAAGCCTTCGGCAAGATCAAGCCCGGAATCATCATGGGCGGAACTTTGGCGAAAGAGCGCGAGTACTACTTCGATGCTTTTCAAAACGGCCGCACGCCGCTCATCATTGGCAACATCGCATCTATGGGCCGAGGGCATAACCTACAGCGCGCGAACCGCGTAGTCTTTGGTGAGTTCAGTTGGACGGATGAATTGAACAAGCAATGCGAGAAGAGGGCGTCGCGCAAGGGCAACGAACAATTGGTCACGCCGTGCGACTACATTGTGTCGCCCAACTCCATGGACGAAGTGATATTGACATCGGTCTTTACCAAGGCAAGAAACGTGAAGAGGGTCATCGGATGAGTTCAAGTCATACTGTCAAATGCAACGGTTGTTCGAGTAAAGGTCCGCTCACCTACAACGGCGAGCATTGGCTTCCGCCGCAAGATTGGGTCCGTCTTTACGATGACCATAAGGCCGAATGTTTGGACGAGCATCTATGTCCGAAGTGTCGGCCCAAAGCTAAGAAGAAAAAGAAGGCAACGCCCGAACGACCGAGCTTCATGAAATCAATGTTTCCGTCCGAGGAGCTTAGCAAAATCGTAGGCAAGGCGCCGCTTCCGAGAACGCAAGTCATTAAGAAATTGTGGGCATTTATGAAAAAGCACGACCTTCAATGCCGAAAGAACCGTCGCAACATCAATGTCGGAAAGAACCCTTTGACCAAAGCGATTTTCAAAGCGGACGTCGTCTCGATGTTCGACATGACGAAAACGATTTCAAAACACTTGAGTGAGTCGGTTCCGTGAAAGTCGATCAAGCGTGCGTTTGTCACCAATGTATTTCGGCGTGCAAGAATCAACCGGGTTGGTTCGCCTACGGCGAGGCCGAGAAGACGGCCGAGTTTTTGGGCGTGTCGTTCGAGGAGTTCAAGAAACAAATCATCTTGGACAGTTGTGACAATTGGAAAATCGACGATGCCGCTTATGTTTGGGCTCCCCGCAAAGTCGGCGTCGACCGCCCCGAAGACGAAACTCGCTCGTGGCTTTCGCAGCGAACGCCGGGTCGATGCGTGTTCTTGACCGAAGACGAGCGTTGTTCGATTCATGCGGCCAAGCCTTTCGAATGTAGATACACGCTCGTTTGCGATTGGAAGGGCGGCAATCGAATGGCGACTGAACAGACCTACATGGACGCGGGCAACCCGCTTGGGCTTCGTCCAATGGAAAGTGAAGACTGAATTAGATCAAAACCCGAAAGGGATATAACCGCCGCAACAACGGCAAAGGAGTAAAGACATGGAAATGGACAGAATTAGCGTCACGGTCACGGGAGCAAATCGCGTAGAGTTGGCAGGCAAGCTTCGCGCTTTCGCTGACAACTTCGACGGCACGCCCGCAGGCGCCGACGGCAAAGTGACGAAGTCGGCAAAGACGACCAAGGCCGCGCAAGTCGAGACAACCGACGAGGACGATGACTTCGGAAAAGCCGATAAGAAAACCAAAGAGACCAAGGCTTCGAAAGCCGCAGCGGCTTCGTTCGAAGAGGACGACGCGACCGAAGAGACGGTAACGGAAACCGCCGAGGTAACTGAAAGCGAAGACGACTTCATGGACGCCGCACCGAAAGCGGCAGCTAAGAAGACGGCTAAGAAATTGACGGTCAACGACGTGAACACGGCTTGCAAAGAGAAGGCCGCAGCTACCGACCGCAAAACGGTTTTGAGCATCTTGAAAAAGAAGTTCAACGTCGCGAGCGTCACCGAACTGAAAGCCGAGCAATACGGCGACGTCATCAAAGCAATGGCGGTTTAAGATGCCGTCACGCTTTGACTACGTGAAGTACGACAAGAATGCCGTCGCCGACCAAGAGAAGGCGAAAGCACTTGTCACGAAAATCGAAACGTTCATCGGGGGCATCGGCTACTCGCAGGGCATCTTGTCGAGTGAATGCTCGCGGGCTAAGGCGCTAGCACTCACTAAACTCGAAGAGGTCTACATGTGGATTGGCAAAGCAATCCGTGATGACCAAATCGCGCGAACCGGCGAAGCCCCCTTGCAAGAGGAGCGCACGAAATCATGACGGCAGTTCACGGCGAGCGAGCGCATTCAAAGTTTTCAGCGAGCGGGTCGGAGCGTTGGTTCAACTGCCCCGGCTCCGTTCAGCTATCCGAGGGCCTGCCGGATAAGGATTCGGTTTGGTCCAAAGAGGGAACTATCGCTCACGAGGTTTTAGAAGAAATCATGACGGTGATGATTGCGGCGGGGGCGACGGAAGTTTTCTACCCGCAGTTTCAAAAGAGCATCCCGAAGGAAATGATTTTTCACGGGACCAACGCCGCGAATTTCATCATGGGTCTTTACGCTAAGACTCCCGGCTCCGAAGTGCTCGTCGAAACCCGCACCTACTTAAAGTTCATTCATCCCGAAATGTTCGGGACGTTTGACGGCGCGGTCGTTGAACACTTCGGAACCCTTCACGTCTTCGACTACAAGTACGGGGCGGGGCACGCTGTCTCACCAAAGAAAAATCTGCAAATGATTTTCTACGGTATCGGGCTTGCCCAACTCTACGATTGGAACTTCTCGAACGTTCGGCTTTGGATCATTCAACCCCGCATCAAGGGTTACGATGGGCCGATCTTTTGGGACTTATCAATCATGGAGTTGAAGAGCTACGTCGGCGAATTTAAAAGGGCCGTTAAGCGCGTTCAGGACAACCCGTCTCTCTACGAAGAGGGACCATGGTGTCATTGGTGTAAAGCGAAAACGAAGTGCCCGCTCAAGAATGAAGCGCGAGCGGGAAAAGCAGTTGATATGTTTAAGAGCGTCCCGCTTCCGGGACGTGAACTAATTTTCGGAAAAGGAGAAAATGAAAATGGGTTCCAAGAAAAAGGCGGCGAAGGCGAAACCGAAGCCCCGCTCAAAAGCGAAGCCGACTGGCGCAAAGAAAAAGCCCGGCTCAAAAAAGCCTTCAAAGAAGGTAAAGTTGAAGTCAAAGAAAAAGGCGTCAAGCTCGTCGAGCAAGACTTCTTCTAAGTCGGAATCGGCGGAACTTGCTGCGACAACCGAAGAGACGGAGCTGCCGCAAGGAAAGTTTGGCGTCGATGAAATGAAAGCGAAATGGTTGAACTTCATTGCGAACGGGCAATTGGACGAAATGAATCTTGTTGCCGGTATGGCGCAAGAAACATTCGACCGAGGGCTTGAGCTTGAAGACGTACTCGAAGGCGAAGAGTTCTCGCGCGCTGCGGAAGCAATCGCCAAATCGGGTTGGGTCCCGAAGCTGTCCGATGAGCAACGAGCTGACATGGACTTCGAGGCCGATTCAACTTTCGATGACGCATCGGACGACGAAGACCAAATCGAAATGGACATGGACGAAGACGAAGGCTACTTTTGAAAAATCAACAAACGGTAAAGACCGAAACGAAAGGGACAAATAATGTCTGCGCAAGCTAAGAGTTCTATTCAAGATCAACAACGTATTCTCACGCCCGAGTTCCGCGTGAGCTACCCCCACATGTTCAAGCCGAGTTCTATTAAAGGCTCCGCACCGAAGTATTCGGTCACGATGCTCTTTCCAAAGAACGGCGACTTGAAGGCGCTGCAAGCTGCAATCAAAGCGGCCAAGGTTGCGCAGTTCGGCCCGAACAAAGAGCAATGGCCGAACATCGAAAGCCCCGTCACCGACGGCGACAACCCGAAGTTTGCCGACAAAGACGGCTACAAAGGTCATTGGGCAATCAAAGCGATTTCGAGCGAGGACCAAAAGCCCGGACTTGTCGACCAAAACGTGCAACCGATTTTAGAGCAATCGAAGTTCTATCCAGGTTGCTACGGCCGCGCTTATGTCTTTGCGCGCGTTTGGGAGTTCGGCGGTAAATACGGCGTTCACTTCATTCTCGACCACGTCCAAAAGACGCGCGATGGGAAGTCGTTCGGCGGCAAGAAACCCGTCGAGCAAGTCTTTACCCCGATTGCTATGCAAGAGGCGGCCGAAGGTTTTGGCGCCGACGAAGTTGCCGAAGAGGACTTCACTTAAGTTTTTCTAAAACTTAAACTCGGATGCGGGTGCTTGTGCTCCGTTCGACTCGGAGCTAGTGAGGGGCGGCTTAAGACGTCCAAAGTTTTACGGGTGACCGTGCTTGTTGAAAAGATCATTCGACAAGTACGTGGGTTTCCAAACCAGTCACCTGGTTTTTGAAGTAGCGCCCCCGTCGGGAGTAAATCCCTAATGAACGGTGTCTCGACATACGCGGGGGCGCTACTTGAAAAACCAATGTTGGGTTGTAGCTTAGTTGGTAGAGCGGCGCACTGTTAATGCGTAGGTCCGTGGTTCGAGTCCACGCAACCCAGCCAACTATAAAGGAGAACTGTTTATGAATCTAGAAGGAATGTTCGCAAGCTACGTTTCAGATTTGACGTTCGGCGCAGGCATGATAACTGCGGCCGTTATCATCAAGGCCCTTTTCCATGTAGGTTTTTGCTAATGAACCTTTCAGAACGTCTCGAGGAGCGCAAAGGACATTCGCGGTTCGCGGACGTTCTGATAGATATTGCTCTTCGCTATACCGAAAAAGAACACGATGAGCATTGTCGCATTTTCGATAGCCGCGAATGTTGTTGCCGTAGGGGCGAGCTTTGCCGAGAACTCGTCAAAGCTCTTGGCGAGCCGGGCAATCCGTTCCGTCACTTCCGAGCGCGAGCGCCCTTCGACATCAAAGAGGGCGAATTCTTTTTGATCGACTTAGAGACCGCAAAAGTTTTGCGAGAAGAGACCAAGCTCGTAGAGCCCGAAGCGCGGCCCGACAACCGCAAAGCCGACGTGGTCAATCATCCGTCGCACTATAACTTCGGAAAGATCGAAGTAATTGAATTCATCGAGGACCAACGCCTCAACTATCACGTCGGCAACACGGTCAAATATATTTGCCGAGCCGGACGTAAAGACCCCACCAAAGAAATTGAAGACTTGGAAAAGGCCGCTTGGTATCTGAAACGCCGGGTTGAGGCACTCAAAGCGGTGCGCGATGGGCGCCCAACTATGCGCCCAAACGAAATGACGAAGGGATAAGAATATGCTCGAAGCTTGCAAGTTAACTGTATGGAGCGCTTGGGCGCTCGCTCTCGGTCCCGAGTCTTTACTTATTGGGCTCTTTTTAGGTTGGACGATGAACGACATTGTCGGTTGGTTCAGGTGCCGCCCGAAACGGATTCAAGTCACGAACATCGACGGCTCGACGATTCCGGCCAATACGCGCGTTATTTCGAGCGACGGCGAGACCTTCTTTACCACGCGTAAAGCCCTAGTTCTTGGTGGATACGTAACGGTGCCCGTGCGAAAGGACCCGATGCAATGAAGCCGCAAGACTATATGAAAGCCCAACTCGACATCATCGCCGTTGGCCGCACGGTTGAGCGAATTGATTTACAAGCTCTACTCCGCAGCGTCGCCAATGCCGAGACGCTCGCGCCGATCATGGACCCGACGCTCTACCGAAAAGCGCAGGCGAACCTTCACGGAGTCAAACGGCTTGCCGAATCTTTACTGCCCGTGCAAGTTGCATTTCGCGAACTGCGAGACGTGGTCATCGAGACGGCCGCGCTCGGCTACATGGAGAAGGCCCCCGATGATGTTTGAAAGCGGATTCAGCATCGGCGACTTGGTTGAATATAAACAAGACCGTAACGACGAGTCCAACCTCTTTGGGTTCATCGTCGAAGTGAAGTTTTATAAGCCGACGGCGGGCAAGCCTGCGGTCTGCTATAGCATTGAGAAGTGCAATACGAAAGAAATGGACCTCGGTATTTACGAACACAACGTCGTCAAACTCTACAAACCTTCATAGGAGAAACAACAATGAAACCTGACCCCAAGGCTCAACAAGCAAAGCTCGACGTGCTCATCGGCGCCGGTAAAGAAATGGCGCGAAGCCTCTTGCGCGACGCTCAAGCGACGGCAAAAGACGGCGAGCAATTAGCTGCGCAAATCTTTGCCGTGCAAATCACGGGATGCCATATTCTCGCTCTTTGCGCCTTCTCCCAAGAGAAGACCAACAACATCGACGGCGACGTTTGGCTCGACAATATCGTTCGCGAAATCAAAGTCGATTTGGAAAATGTTCGACTTAATGACGAACGCCAAAACAAAAAGCCGGAAGGGTCGAAAGCCGACGCATGAAACGAAAGCGGGTCACGATAGATTTTGAAACGCGCTCGACCGTCAACTTGAAGTTGGCGGGCGCGTACAAATATTCTCTCGACCCGTCGACTCGTCCAACCTGTCTTGCCTTTAAAGTGTCGGGCGAACCGACACTTTATTTCTTGCCCTTCGAGGTCATCGAAAGGCCTTGGGCATCGCTCCCCCAAAAGCTTAAAGACATTTGGACAAGGCTCATTCTCGAAGGCTATCTATTCTCGGCTCACAATGCGTTCTTTGAGACGTGCATCTACAAAAACGTTTTAGTGAAGCGTCTCGGTTGGCCTGACATTCCGTTCCGGCAGTTCCGTTGCACGGCCGCAAAAGCCGCCGCGTGCGCACTCCCTCGTAACCTTGAAGGTGCGGGAGCGGCCATGGCCTTGCAAATCCAAAAGGATAAGCGAGGGCACGCGGCGGTCATGGCGACGTGCAAGCCGACCGCCTCTTGGAGCACTTGGAAAAAGAAATTCGACAAAGGCAATGCCGAGCTTTGGGAGCAACCCCCGCAGTTCAGAGAACCCCCGGCCGAACCGGAAGTGTTTCAAGTTCTCTATCGCTATTGCAAGATTGACGTTCTCGCCGAAGAGCAACTCGACGACGTGCTGCCGGACTTGAATAAAGAAGAGCAAGAAATTTGGTTCTTGAATCAACGGCTCAATTGGCGCGGGCTTCGCATCGACATCCCGACGGTTCAGAAAATCGTCGACATCATGGCGATTGAATCGAAAAAGAAGTTGAAGGAACTCGACGCCCTCACCATGGGGCTCGTCACTAAACCGGGCGCCCGCAAAAGCATTCTCGAATTTCTAATGCTCGAAGGGATTGAGCTTAAGGACCTACGCGCGAAGACGGTCGACGACACGCTGAAAAACGAAACGCTGTCCGACGACATGAAACAACTCCTCGAAATCCGCAAAGCGCTCTCGAAGACGTCGACTAAGAAATATGTTGGGATGCTCGCTCGCGCGATGCCCGACCATAAAGTGCGTGATATATTATTATACCACGGGGCTTCGACCGGCCGGGACACGGGCGTCGGCCTTCAACCCCACAATTTCCCTCGCGGCGTCATCAAAGTTGAGAAGGACCGGCCCTATGCGGCCGTCGAAGACGTAGTTGAGTGCGACCACGAAATGCTGCAACTCCTCTACGGCGAATCTTTGTCGATGCTCTTCTCGTCGATCTTGCGCAACATGATTGTTCCGGACGACGGCAAAGAACTCTTCGTTGCGGATTTCTCGAAAATCGAAGTCGCAGTCGTATGGTGGCTTGCGGGCAACGAAGCGGGCCTCGAAATCCTGCGCCAAGGTAAAGACCCCTACATCTATCAAGCGTCGGCGAATCTACATAAGACCTATGAAGAAATCGAAGAGGCAGTTAACCGCGAAGAGGCTTGGGCACTCGACGCGCGCCAACTCGGTAAAGCCCAAATCTTGGGCTGTGGATTCGGGATGGGTTGGCGGAAGTTCTTGCTCACCGCTTGGGAGCAATACCGACTAAAGCTCACCAACAAACAATCCCGGTTGGCCGTTAAGAACTACCGGGAGCAAAACGCCTCGGTGCCCGAGCTTTGGGAGAACTACGAAATCGCGGCCATTGCCGCAATTGAAGAGCCGGGCTCGGTGTTCAGGACCGGCCGCTGCAAGTTTTTCGTCAAGGACCAATTTCTTTGGGTTGAGCTTCCAAGCGGCCGAAGGCTCGCCTACCGTGACCCGGTGATTGCGTGGCGCGCTCGTCAATTCGACGTTCCCGTTTACTATATCGACAAGACTTGGATTTCGGAAAGCGACGCCGAGGAGTATTGCGAAGCAAACGGCGTCGACATTTCAACGCTTGAGTTTCGGCTTGAAACCAAAATCGGGCAACCGCAAAAGACGGTTGAATTTTGGGCGGTCAATTCGCGAACCAAGAAATGGAATCAAGAACGCACTTGGGGCGGAACACTGACCGAGAACATCGTTCAGGCGACGGCTCGCGACCTCATGATGCCCGCCATGGTTCGCTTGGAAAAGCGCGGCTACTTGTCGCTCCTCATGGTCCACGATGAGGGCATTTGCGAAAAAGAAATTGGCGTTGGTTCAATTAAAGAATTCGTCGAAGAGCTATGCCGCCGTCCCTCTTGGGCCGACGGTCTACCGCTCGAGGCGAAAGGTTGGAAAGGTCCTCGGTATCGTAAATGATGAACGTCGACATGCTCAAACGTGATTTGGAAATTGAAGCCGGTGCGCCGAAGGTTCGCGAATCCCATACGGGCCGCAAGTTCGTCATTCGCGGTGACCACGACGGCCGTGAAGACATCGTGCTTTGGTCCAAAATCGGAACTCATCAAGGCGTTGAAGTTTCGTGGATGGGCCATATTGAACGTGTTGACATGCGAATCAAGAATAAACCTTATTGGGTTTGGAACTACGCCACGCTCCGCAAAAAAGATTTACTTCTCCTATCCCGTTGGCTCCGCGAAGAGGCGCGCAAACTATGAACGAGACGACCAAGAACTATAACCGGCGAATTGAAAACGGCGACTTCTACAAATTCTTTGTCGGGCTCGGCATCGACATCGGTTGCGGCGGAGACCCCGTCGCCCCCGGTTGCGTGCTCTACGACAAAGAGCAAGGTGACGCGCAATACATGGAAGGCATGTCGCCCGAGAAATTCGATTGGGTTCATAGCTCGCATTGCCTCGAGCACTTGGAGCGGCCGGACCTTGCGCTTAAACATTGGTGGGCGCTTATCAAGCCCGGCGGCTACATGATCTTGACCGTGCCGGATTTCGTTCTTTACGAAAAGCGGAAGTTCCCGAGCCTGCTCAACTCGGACCATAAGCATCACTTTTGCTTCGGGTCTTTACTGGACCTGTTCATGACCTTGGACGGTTGTCAGCTTATCCGAATGCAACTCAACGATGAGGGCTTCAACTACGAAGACATGGAGTCCGACCAAACCCGCAAGGGCGCCCAAGCGGAAATCGAAGTCATCGCCCGCAAAGTGACCAACAAGTTTTGGGCGAATATATGAAAGATCATATAGACGTCATCAACATTTCGTCGACTTCGAGCGCGCAGCTCGCAACCAAGATCAACGAGCAATTAAAGCCCAACGACAAAGTCGTCTCCGTCGTGCTATCGGAAGTGCGCGGGCTTTTGAAAGACTTCATTGTCGTCATCGCCCGCAACGTTTCCAAACCCACCATTAAACGTGTTTTTCGTGAGGAGAATAATTTATGAAAGATGTCATGATCGACCTAGAGACTTTTGGTAACGGCAAGAACGCTTGCGTCGTTCAAGTCGGTGCTGTCTACTTCAATCGCGTGACCGGCGAAACGGGAGACGTCTTCAAGCGAAATATCGACGCCCGAAGTGCCGTTGCAAGCGGCGCCGAAATGGACGCCGACACGGTCTATTGGTGGATGTCCCAAGAGAAGGCCGCAATCGACTCTATCATGCAAGGGCCGCTTGACCCGCTCGGCGAAACCTTCGCGGCGTTGAATATTTTCTTGAGCAAGGCCGACGCCATTTGGAGCCACGCAACTTTTGATTTTGTCATCGTCATGGAAACGTTCAAGCGGCTCGGCATGAAGCCGAAGTTTTCTTATCGAGCGGCGCGCGACATCCGAACGTTGATCGACCTCGCGCAAGTTGACCCAAGAAATCCGCGCTACATTCGCGAAGGAACTCATCACGACGCGCTCGACGATGCGAAATTTCAGGTCAAGTATTGTGTTCACGCTTTGACCAAATTGGCCGACGGCCAACAAGCTTGGGAGAAACTGAAAGCGCAACATCGCGAGGTTCAGCTATGACCAACGAAACGTTGAAGCTGAAAGCCAAGGACATCAAAGGCTACCCCGGCACTTTCCAAAGTGACGGCACGGTTGACGGCGGCGACACGGCCGCCGTCATCGGAAATCTTATGGCGCTGAAAACTCCCGACCAATTTCCGTCGTCGCTTTCCTACATGCGCTCTTCGCTTATCCGGTCGGAAGGTCTCGCCCGGCATTGGGATAGATCGAAATGGTATGGGCAAGTTGATCGGTTCTCGAGAGACCAGCTCATTCCGATTCTTTGCAGCTTTGTCGGCGAGGCGTTTGCGGCCGACGCGCGCCAAGTTTACCGGCTTCACGCGAAACATTATTTTCTCTACGCTTGGAACACGAAAAAGAACGGCGTCATGGAGACACCCGATAAGATGCCCGACATCACCGGCCCCGA